TCAACAGCGCAAAAAAAATTTTATACTACCAATCATTTCTTGTACTACCATAATGCTTAAACAATTTAAATAATAGCAAAGCTTTTTTACCTACTCCTCTACATTTATTCAATTGACTCTCGTTAACATCTTTAGTAGCATTATATAATTCATCTAAATTTAATCTAGAGCAATACACTTCATCTTCTTTCCCAATACATTTATCTAACGCAAACAACAATGGATTAGGCAACAGCTCGTACGACTTAATCGGTTCTCTCAACATAATTACTCCTATAATGTTAATACCCAAGTTATCTTAAAATTACTATATATATACATAAACTATCTACGCATCTATTTGCATACAATATAGGCTAATAAACACACATATACACACAATAGCATACTAACAGTTGCGTGCTTACATACATATATAGATAATCATAATAAATAAAAATAAAATAAAAGTAGAAAAGGGAGCAAACAATTCACTCCCTAATCTTACAAAACAATATACTCTAGAACGAGACACCTCCACTTCCTTGTAAAGAATATCTTAAAGCCATTGCTTTCTTATTCTTAGCTTTAGCTTCATATTTATCATCCATAATAGATGCTTCAATAGCTAGATTAACAGCTTGTTCTTTAACCATTTGTTTCTTAGTAGCTAATGGTGCAGCCTTAACTCTCTTCAGCCATTGTTCTGCTTCTTGAGCTTGTGCTTCGTTAGCTTCAGATTGCTTCATATCATCATACTGCTTTTGATTAATGTAGCCTTTCTTTAGTAGTTCTTCCGGTGTCATTACACACCTCCTTTTAGTTTATTCAATAATTATTAAAACAATAATATAAAATAGAAAATAACGGAAATCCTAATTCCGAAATCCCCCCAATAGGGGGTACACATAGTAAATAAGACTACTTATCAAAATCCTACAATTTTTTTAGTAAATAACTGGGGTTTGTACTTGTATTAGTATTGACCTATCATTTAACTTAGTGGGTGGTTGGGCAAGGGAAAATAAAGGTATATATGAATAAAGAGATAATAGGACTATTAAAAGAAAGACTTGAGAAAGGGAAAAGAGAATACAATGAAGAACTTAATCCTTTCGATGGTAGAGTATGGGAAATAGAAGCTTTAGAAGAAATATTAGATGGTATGATATATACCGCTACATCCATATTAAAAATAATACATAAAAAGAAAGTAAATGGCAAACCTGATAGAAAGTATAGCAAATCTGCCTCTTAAAAAACAACAAGACATACTAAGTAGTTTAACTAATAAATTAGTTGCTATTGAAGTAGATGATAAAGTCTATTTAATACCCGAAGAAATAAGCGATTTAATTGATGGTCTATCAGAGCAAGTATTAGTATTAACAGATAAATTAATATGGAAAGCAGAAGAATAAAAAACATAAAACACTTTGTATATGATGATTTAGAAGAGTTTAAAAAAGATCATCCTAATACAGTTGTGCATCCTGATTGGAGAAAAGCAGACGAAAATAGTTGGGTGTATAGTGACGATGATAGAATTATACAATTATTAAAAGTTAAAAAAATGGTAAGTCACCATTCAGATACAAAAAATTATAAATATGCAGACGGTTGGGTACGGACTGTCGTAGGTAGTTTTATTAATAAAAAATCTACAAAAATGGATACAGACTTTTCTAGTCACCCCAATAGATATACATTTTCTAAAACAATAAAAAACACTTCCGAAAGGGTACATAAAAGAACTAAAATCACCAATAAAGAAAAAGACTTTGCTACAAATGTTGTTGTAGGCATGGGTGCTTTAGATGCATATAAAAATGCTTTTAAAGAAGAGTCTAATCAAAAAGCTAGAAAGAAAGCGACTATATTATTAAAACAGGAAAGAGTAATGGAAGAAATACAAAAATCAGTGCTTGACGTTGCAAAAGGTTTAGGTGTAGATCACGAATATATATTAAGTAAATTAAAACATCTTGCTGATTATAGTGAAGATGATAATATAATTTTACAATCTGCAAAAGAATTAGGTAAAATAATAGGAACATCAAACAATAATATAAAACAAAAAGAGGTAGGTCTAATGGGTGTATTTCAAGGGTTTTCACAAGAACAATTAGAAGGTGCATCTAGAGATCAAAAACAAATCGAAGGAGAATCCAAATGATATGTCCTTATTGTAAGTCTGCTCATACTAAAAAAAATGGCACAATTAAATTAGGTAGTAAAAGTCACATGAAAGGAGATAAACCTAAACAACAATATGTTTGCAATAGTTGTAAGAAAAATTTTTCAATAACATACGAAGTATTAGAAAACACTCCATATGCTAATAATAGAGACGTAGAACCCGGGGATGTATTAAGTGTTAAAAGTAAAAAGACATTACGAGTTCATGGATTAACTGATGTTCATGTAGGAGCAGTAGAGTTTGATAGTGAGAAGTTTCATCGAGCTGTACAAATGATTGCAGAAGATAAAGATGCAAGATGGTTTGGTAATGGAGATTTATTAGAATTAATTCCACCTAATTATAAAATTAGTCAAGACGGACAAGATATTCCACCCGATGAACAATACCTAGAGTTTATAAGATTAATAGAACCAATCAAAGACAAGTGTTTATTTATTCGAGGGGGAAACCACGATTATATTAGGTCATTTAATATATTAAACTTTGATGTATGTAAAGTCCTTGCTGAAGCAATGGAAGTTCCTTACTTTAGAATGCCCGGATATACTAAAATAACTATTAAAGATAGAGAATATAAATTAGTTAGTGGTCATGGTAAAGGTGGAGGTAAGAATGGAGATATGGAATTAGATAAAATGGCTTCAGTGTATAGTGAAGGAGATGTATTTTTCTTAGGACACAATCATCAATTATATGTAAAACCTATGCATAGTTTTGTTGTGAGTAAAGATGATCAAGAAGAAGAAAGAAAAAAATGGTACATAAGAGGTGGGTCATTTCTTAAATATGCTGATTACGCTAGGTACTCTTTTTATCCTTTAGCAAGAACTGGATGGGTTACTATGGAGTTTTCAGAGAAAGGAGTCGAGTGTTGGGAGAATTAAAACAAATAGACGATGTACCTAACGAATTAGAATTAGACGAAGCTATTATATATTTAAAAGAATTAGATAAGATGATTTCTCAAGATTTTATATTGTACAATATGACTTCTACTACATATTATAATATTAAACGAATGCAAAAAATTATAAGAATGTTAGACATCCCTGAAAAAATAAAGGAGCAGGCATGAAGAAAAAAAATCCAATTACTAAACATGACTTAAGAAGATCTATACAAAGTATATATCAACAATTAAATTTTGTTACGGAAAGACTTAGAGTTACTGAAACATTGTTTAATGATTTTATAGAAATGGAAAAACTAGAAGATAAATTTAAAGACCACCTAGATGGCAAATATCAACAGTCAGAACATAAACAAAGCTGAAGAAGCCTTACAATTAGCGTATAAAGACCTTATCTCTTTTGGTAAATTATTTTTACCAGATGATTTTATGAGGTCTGAAACTCCATTTTTTCATTATGAAATATCTGATGCAATAGACGATAAAGAAGTAAAACAAACTGCAATCATAGTTCCAAGAGGTCATGGTAAAACAGTTCTTACAAAAGCATCTATTATAAAAGACTTTGTATTTGCAAGTAAAGAAAACTTTTTATTTTATGCTTGGGTATCCGCTACGCAAAAATTAAGTGTAGGTAACATGGATTATATTAAATACCACTTAGAAAATAATGATTCTATACGATATTATTTCGGGCCAATGAAAGGAAAAAAATGGACGGAAGAAGATATAGAATTAGTAAACGGATGTAAGCTTATAAGTAAATCTAATGTAGCAGGTATTCGTGGTGGAGCAAAGTTACATAAAAGATACGACCTTATTGTTCTTGATGATTTTGAACATGAAAACAATACAATAACAAAAGAAGCTAGAGATAAAAATGCAAACTTAGTTACTGCAGTTGTTTATCCTGCTATTGAACCACATACAGGAAGACTGAGAGTTAATGGTACTCCAGTCCATTATGATTCTTTTATAAATCATTTAATAAATAAACACGCTAAAGCAAAAAAAGAAAATAAATCTTTTGCTTGGAAAGTAATTACATATAAAGCTTTATTAGACGAAACTACTCCATTATGGGAAGGATGGTTTCCATTGTCAAAAATAGAAGAAAAGAAAAAATTCTATGCAGATTCTGGACAACCTCAAAAGTTTTATCAAGAATACATGATGGAAGTTCAATCAAAAGAAGATGCTATATGGAGAAGAGAGCATATACGATATTGGGAAGGATACTTTAAACATGAAGATGGTGTTAATTTTTTAATAAAAGACAATGAAGAAATTCCAGTTAATACATTTATAGGTTGCGATCCTGCTACAGATATTGATACAAAACATTCTGACTATAGTGTAATAACTGTTATTGCAATTGATGGGAATAATAACTTATATACTTTAGAATATGCAAGACATAGAAGTATTCCTACTATTGGATCTAAAAATCCAGACACAGGGGAAATATTAGGCAAGAAAGGTGTAGTAGATTTAATATTAGAATTACATGAAAAGTATAATTGTAGTTCTTCAACTGTAGAAGATGTTGCTATGAATAGAAGTATATTCCAAGCATTAAACGATGAAAGAAGAAGATTAAATAAATTTAGTATATCTGTTATTCCTGAAAAACCGGGAGGAACTCAAAAACGAAATAGAATTTATTCTGGTCTTTCTGCACGTTTTAGTACAGGAACTGTATATTTAAAGAAAAATATGTTTGATTTAATCAACGAAATCCTTACTTTCGGCCCTAAGATGGCTCATGATGACACAATTGAGAGCCTTTATTACGCACAAATTCATGCTTTTCCACCAAACATGAAAAAAGATAAAAAAAAGAAAGGTTGGTTTAAACCAAAAAGAAAAGCAAAAAGTTGGTTAATATCATAGGGAGTTAAAATGACTTTAAGTAAAAATCAAAAAAAATCAATTAATAAAAAATGCAGTTCTTTTAAAGGTGAAAGCAAATCTAAATGCATTGCAAACGCAAAAAGACAATATAAAGAAGCAAAAGCAAAAAACGAACAACATGGAAAAAATATTGATAAAATAGAAAATACATATGAGAAAGAACAAAATCAAATAAAAAAAGATACAAAAAAATATGGAAAAGCTGGGGCAAAAGCATTATCAACTATTCGTTTTAAAAAATCTAAAGAAGGAAAAAAATACTCTAGTAAAGGAACGGAAAAACGTAGAGATGTTAAAACACAAAAATTTCCATATAGTAGATAATTATGTATAGATTTGGAAAAAAAAGCAAAGAAAGATTAAAGGGTGTAGATTCTAATTTAGTAAAAGTTCTTAATGAATTAATTAAAATAATGGATGTAACCATTATAGAAGGTGTGCGGAGTAAGGAGCGGCAAGAGCAATTATTAGCACAAGGGAAAACTAAAACAAAGTATTCCAAACACATAACAGGAAAAGCTGTTGATCTCGCTCCTTACCCGATAAATTGGGAAGACAGAGAAATGTTTCATTATATGGGTGGAATGTTAAGAGGTATTGGTCAATCTATGGGGTTAAAAATCCGATGGGGTGGCGATTGGGATTCGGATGGAGATATAAATGATAATAAATTTGATGACTTAGTTCATGTAGAGATAAGGGATTAACAATGGCAAGAGTAACTAAAAAAAATAAAGCACAAGTAAATAAACAAATATGGGATAAAGCAAATAACTCTCATAGACAGAGATGGCAAACCACTAGTCAAAAAGGATATGATTTTTATCTTAATGAACAATTGACTAAAGAAGAAATGACAATGCTAGAAGAATCTGGCATGCCTACATTTACTATTAATAGAATAACTCCTATTATAGAAATAATGAAATACTTTGTTACTGCAAATAGTCCTAAGTGGAAAGCTGTAGGGGCAACTGGTGATGACGTAGACGTTGCTCAAGTCCATTCTGATATAGCAGATTATTGTTGGTACTTATCTAATGGTAAATCTCTCTATAGTCAAATAGCTTTAGATTCATTAACTAAAGGTGTAGGTTACTTTTTAATAGATATTGACAAAGATGCAGATAGAGGAATGGGAGAAGTAAGGTTTAATAGAATAAATCCTTATGATGTATATGTAGACCCTTCTAGTCAAGATTTTTTATATAGAGATGCAAACTTTATTCAAATAAGAAAAAATATATCTAGATCTAGACTTATTAATTTATTCCCAGAATATGAAACAAAAATAAAAAAAGTAACTAGAGGTACAGATGTAGTATCCTATTCTCAAAGAGATGCAAGTTTTACAGACAGTATTCAAAGAGAAGATATTACATTTGGTATAAATACAGAATCGGAAGATGACGATATAGTTGCATATTATGAAACATACTCTAAGAAAAAATTTAAATATTACAATGTTTATATAAGAGTTCAACCTTCTCCCGCTCAATTAGAATTACTTCAAGATGGAATACAAGAAGCTTTACAATCTTTTCAACAAGAAATAGAAGTTCAATTAATTGAAAAACAAATGCAAATTGAACAACAAATAAAAGAGGGTGAAGTTATTCCTGAAAGAGCAAAATTAATGATAGAAAATTCTCAAAAAATGGCTGCTCAAGCTATAAAAGAAAAAGAAATGGAATTAATGTCGGAAGCTCAGGAACAAGCTACTATTATAAAACAACAAGTAATGAGCAATGCTGATTATAATGTTTTAAAAAATAGTGAAGAAGCAAATAAAAATATTATAGATTCTATAGAATTTTATGAAAATAGAATTGTTAAAATTTGTAGTGCAGGTGATGATACTTTTTTATTTGA